TCAAAACCCAAGCAAAAAACGTACACAGTGAAAGCTGGGGATACAATGTGGAAAATTGCTCAAAAGTTGTCTGGTAACGGGGGACGCTGGCCGGAGATGTGGAGTATCAACAAATCAAGAAGCAGAAGTAAAGACCCTGACCTCATCTATCCTGGTGAGGTCTTTTTGGTGCCGTCAGGGTGGTAAACATGGATATTTCCAAAGTGCAATATCGTGTATTCGTTCTGAAGAAAGACGGAACCAAGGTATATTTTGACAATCTGTTGCAGGAAGGCTCACATGAGGAAGGAGAAGGCGAGCTTGCCGCAAGACTTGAGGTGACACTAAAGAATATCAAAACACAAAGAGGATGGATTCATCCTTTGGTCGCACCTGGGGCATACGTTTTCCTACAGGCCACCGACGGAAACGGCTGGAAGGAGGTATTCCGTGGGCGTGTGTATCGCTGGAATACATCTCCGGACAATGATCATATCGTAGGCTTCACAGCTTATGATCCGTTATATCCCTTGCAGCAGTCGAAGGAGCATAAGTATTACAAAAAAGGGGAGACAGCCGTTTCCTGTATCAAAAGCCTAGCTTCACAGTGGAATATTCCCCTGGGTAAAATTGACGGACCAAATACCAAGTTGGCCAAGAAACTCTACCGTTCTACACGAATAGGCGAGATCATTGCTGACCGCCTTGAGGAAGCAAGGAAGAAAGGTGGAGGGCGTTATGTTGTTCGTAGCACAAAGGATAAGCTCGATGTCGTTGCTGAGGGGAGCAACTCAACAGTATATACGCTAGACCAAGACTTTGTAGAAACAAGCACTGATGAAAGAAATATTGAGAGCCTGATCACCCGTGTAAAAATATATGGCGATGAGGATGACGAAGGCCGTGCCCCTGTAAAGGCAGTTAAAAATGGCCGCACAGAATTTGGGGTTTTGCAAGAGATCATTTACAGCTCATCTTACGATAGCATGACCGAAGCGAACAAAGCGGCTGACGAGATCCTAAAAGAAGATGGCAAGCCGAAAGTAACCAGAAGCATATCTGGCCCTGATATCCCTTGGATTCGGAAAGGGGATAAGGTTAAGGTGGCATCTGGAACAATCGGGAAAAGGGGTCCAGATGGCAAATGGGAACCAGAGGAATGTATTGTCACAGGAGTCTATCGCGATCTGATCAATTTGCGGATGACCCTGACCTTGAGGGGAGAATGAATCGTGGGCAAAGGAACAAATGCTTTGGCCAGGGCGATTATGATGGCAGCCGGCAACGTTTATGATGGCCGTTTTGTTCCGGTTATGTTGGGAACTATAAGCGGTGACATGAGCCTGATGCTTGATAATGAGATCAAAATCCCAAGCGGAGATTATTTGGTCGCTGAATATCTGACTATGCAAGAAGATTATTTTACAAATACGGAAAGTGCCGAAAAAGTTTTGACACCACAAGCATTAAAGCCATTAAAACCGGGCGACAGGGTGATTTGCCTCCCCTTATTGGACGGAGATGACATTGTAGTGATTGGAAGGGTGAAATAACATGCCGGACTTGTATCCGACGTTTGAGGTACCAGAAGATATTGCAGATGAGGCTATTGAGTCCCCTGAAATTGACCTAAATTCTTTAAGGACGGCAAAGTTTGATTTTGACAAAGGGAGAACCGTCATTGATCTCAAAGGAAATGTTGTCGTAGCTGAGAAACAGGAAGCCTATCGACAATGGGTCATGAAATGCGTCATGACAGAACGATATGAATACCTGGCTTATGGTCCTGATTTTGGCGTAGAAGCCAAAGCAATCATGAGGGCTAACTATCCCAGGGATATTGCTGAAAGCGAGCTGGAACGGGCTGTTAGAGAGGCTTTAATGGTCGATCCCCGTACCGTATCAGTGGATAATTTTTCGTTTGAGTGGCTTGGGGATGGTGTCAAAGTTAATTGCGTCGTGACAAGTATTTATGATCAAGAAGAGTTTAACTTCACCTTGGGAGGTGAGACGTAATGGCTGTCACTATACCGCCGTTTGTTCCCCCGGATTTTTTGCAAAACCAAGATGTTGGCACAATCCATCAGAGGATGAGGGATCAGGCTCCTGCCGACCTTGACAAGTCGGAGGGGTCTTTGTTTTGGGATCTAACCCGCCCAGTGGCTATCGAAAAATCTGAAATGGTTGAGTTTGCCATTCTGAGAACCTTGCAGCTTATGTTTCCGCAGTTTGCTGAGGGTGTATATCTGGATTATCACGGTCAGACGGTGGGGGTTACACGCCTTCCAGCCACCAGGGCATCCGGCACTGTCACCATCACTGGATCACCAGGAACGACGATACCAGAAGGGACAATCGTTTCAACTGTAGCCAGTGAAGACAGCCCGTCAATTCAGTTTGTCACGACGGAAGAGGTCACGATCGATGAAACGGGAAATGTAGAGGTGGAAATTGAGGCAGTTGAACCAGGGACCCTTGGTAATGTTCCTGCTGGAGCCATTCAGGTGTTAGGTACAACCATAAGCGGTGTTGAATCGGTGACCAACACTAGTGCAACGTCTGGTGGAACAAATGAAGAAGATGATGAAGCTTTCCGCTATCGGATCCTGGAACGGAATCAGAATAAGTCTATGAGCGGATCGAAACAAGACTACATTCGTTGGGCGATGGAAGTACCAGGCGTTGGCAGTGTGGAGGTGTTGCCGGAGTGGAACGGACCAGGTACAGTCAAACTCCTGGTCATGGATTCCAATGGCGCACCTGCGAATCAGACATTGATTGATGCCGTTCAAAATCATATTGCTCCAGATGGCAAGGAAGGAGGCGGATTGGCTCCTATTGGGGCGCTGGTTTCCGTTGACGCTCCCGTTCAACGGTCAATTAATATATCGTTCTCATGGACATTGGAAAGCGGATATGATCCACTGTTGGTTCAGGATGAAGTGGAACAGGCAATTACCAACTATTTCATCAATGTTGGAATAAACGGGCTGATTCGTATCAATGAGATAGGGGCACTCATTATAAATACAGAAGGTGTGGCCGATTATAGCGGTCTCACGGTGGATGGAGGGACTGTAAACGTTCAGCTCGGGGAAAACGAAGTGGCCGTTCTAGGGACGGTGACCATCACATGAGCCTGAAAGACGAGATTGTAATATCTGAAAGCGGACAGCGCATGATGGGATATGTGTTACCCATCTACGATTTTGACCGATTTATGCTTATCATGTTTCAAATAAACGGTATGGAAGTTGATGATTTGCGCAAATGGACCAGGGAGCTTAGAGAGCAGGCTTTTCCTCAAACAGCGACGTGGGGACTGAGATACCTTGAACAACGAATGGGCTTGCCTGTCAATGAAAGCCTTCCAGTTGAAGAAAGAAGGCGGCGTATTCTCACCAAAATGACTACAGAATGGCCCGTCACGCCATGGAGAATGCAAATTATTGCCTCAGAGGCCGCAGGATTGCCGGCAGAAATCATCCAAAATGTGGCCGCATATACGTTCCGTGTTTTGCTGGATGATATCGGTGGAGAATCAGCTTCTCTTAATCTGGTGAGGGTTCAAGAGGCGATTGAGGAAGCCAAACCAGCTCATCTGGCCTATGAGCTTGGCATAAGGACAAGAAAGGCAGTTGGAATTGCCACATCTTCTCAAACGCTGGAAGTGAAAACAATCTATTGTGGCACATTTTTATCGGGCCAACGTCCAGGAGGTGTGTTCTAGGTGATTCTTCAGCGCGGATTAGAAAAGGTGGCTCAATATATTGACAGTCTGATGAGTCATGCAGTGGTATTTTCCAGCGGCACACAAACCCAGGTGAACTTCTACCAAAAAACAATAGATGGGAGGAAAGTTGAAATATGGATCCAAGTTCCGGACAACATCGAACGTATTGATAAAATCCAAATCATTGACACTGATGGGGATGTGTTCCTAGAGAGGAACAAAGTATTGACAAGGAGACAGGGGAGAGCATTGATTGAGGTGTTTACCTTGGATGTTAGGGAGGTGTCAGCATGAGCTATACGCCGACGGATTGGAAAGACCATATTGTTGAGTATCCAAGCAGATTCCGTGTTGTAGACAACGGGGACGGTACGGTAAATATCCTAGACGATCATGGGAATATCATACAACAAGGAACATCAGTTAATGCAGCAAATCTCAATAAGATGGAGCAGGGAATCAAAGATGCCCATGATGCCATTGCTGCGCATTCGGCGGAAACTACGCAAAACGCTCACTTGGCGAAGAATATAGGCATCGAAGATACAGCAGGCAACTTTGCCTCTACAGATGTAGAAGGGGCGTTAGCTGAACTTTTTCAGTTTGCCAATGACGGCAAAACAGGTATCGCCTCCGTCATTGGCAGTCCTGCGACGAGTGGCGATACATTTTCGCAATTACAGATGCATATCCAAAACGCAAAGAACACATTAGCAACTCATCTCACAAATAAGGGACAACCGTCAAGCGGAGCAGAAGCACTTCAATCATTAGTCAGTAGGGTAGCAAATATTAACGTTGGTAAAAGATTTGCTGTTGGTTCTGCAATTCCGAGCGAAGGAACAGGATTATTTGGAGTACTACATTTTTACGTAAGCGGATTAGGCTTTCGTCCTAGTATTATACTGGCTAGAACAATAATGTCTGATGGGGTCACTTTAGGTGGCGGTTGGACTGTATATGGGGATGATTTAAACCCCTATGTGTATACTCTTACACCAGGCTCGGCAGGTTATATAAGCGGACAAGGATATATGAGCGTTATGAGTGGAATGAATTTTGTTTCATCGGCATCAAGGCAAATAGAAAACACTACTCAAAATGCTCCGACACCTTTTGTAAGTAATGGTGCATTTAGGTTGTGGATTTATGGAAATGTTACTGATCGAGTTAATTGGATTGCTTTTGAATAAGGGGGGCAAAAACATGCAAACTTTAATTATTTATGATCAGACAGGCTATATATTGGATATTAGGAGTGGGTATCCTGCCCCAAGGGAACCAGTTGGCATTCCGTTTATGTGGGTGGATGTGCCCGAAGGAAAAATGGTGGTTAGAGTAGACACATCCATCACACCGCACCAGCCAGTTTTTGAGGATCTTCCGCCAACAGAAATTGACCTATTGAAAGCGAAAGTGGAGGAACAGGAACAGGCGATCCTCGAATTAACGATGGCATTGGCTGCTATTCAGGGAGGAACGACTGATGTTCAATGATAACTCGGCCTTGGTCAAAATATGGGTAAGAAATGTGCAGGAAGGAAAATATTCGAGGGAAGAAGTACCGCAGTTGTTCAACTTACGGGATGTTGTTTATGCGATTTTAGAATCCAAGTAACAGGAGGTATGATATGGAAGGATTTACCATTACGTGCAATAATTGTGGTTCAAAGCAAATAGATATTAGTGTTACCTCTTACCAAGAACATATTTATGGTTTATTAATTACATGTGACGAATGCAGAAACAAAGAGTAAATTGTTGAGGATTAGGATCAATTAATTTAGCTATTAAAACCGTTGCATGGTCAGGAAGGGGATAAGATTATGGAATTTGAAGTTACTTTTGAATTAGGTCCTATAAAATTTGAGGAAGAATTTGAACTTGATGGATATAAATTTTTTAGCCAAAACGATAGATCATGGGCAACAAAAATTATTAAAGCTAACGATTTTCACTCCGCACAGAAAATAGCATTACAAGAAATAGGGGAAACAATAATTCCAATTGAAAAATTTTTAAAATCACGGATCCAACCAAAACTAGTAAAAACAATAAGTTTAAGTGGACCGCCTTATGAATCAACAGCAGAAATAATGGGAAAAATTGTTGTGCGACGAATAATCACTCAAGATGATATTAACGAATTAAAAATTGCATTCGATTTAATGAAGAGAAATGAATTATATAAGGATGCACTTTTGCTTTGGACAAAGTCACCAGTTATCACATGGAATGAGCTCAGTAAAATTGTTGAGTTAGTAGAAGATAGAGCAAAAATTGATATAGTTAAGGAAGGGTGGATAAGTAAGAGTGATTATAAAGCATTTTTTGCTTCAGCAAATAATGCATCAGTAAGCGGATTATTGAATGCTAGACATGCTAAGGAATATGGTGATCCTCCAAAAAAGACAATGAGCTTACAACAGGGTAAAGAAATAGTGGAAATGATATTAAACAATTGGAAGCAGAAATTACTACAGGATAACTAAGTACAAATGTTTTATAAATTAGTCGTACTAGGACGCTTTTGCGACATAAATTTGTTTAGAAAATTTTATTCTTTGATAGAATAGGAGGTATAGCAAGGTATAGGGGTGAACAAGCATGCCTAGAGTAATAAAGTATCAAGTGGCTGCAAATAGATTTCAAGAAATATCAGTTGACCAATTTCCAAGTTATTGCGGAATATGTCATAAAAATATAGATCCACTGTATATCGGATGTGCTTTTAAAAACGAAGATCTAACAAGCCTTCAAATGCAAGCGGCGTTTCAGTGCACTAATCTTGAATGCAATAGCGTAATTATAGGTTACTATAGTCGGAAAAGTCACCCTGGTACGTTTATATTAAATCGGAGCGGACCTATTACTCCAAAAGACAGAACTTTTAACGAAGAAATAGAAGAAGTTTCTCCAAACTTCGTTAAAATATTTAATCAATCATTTCATGCAGAACAACAAGGGTTAACTTTAATATCAGGAATCGGTTATAGAAAAGCTCTTGAATTTCTCATTAAGGATTATTTAATTTATTTGGATAATGAGAAAGAGGAAGAGGTTTTAAAGAAACCACTTAGTCAGTGTATCAATGAACTGGAAAATTCAAATATAAAAGAAATGGCCAAAAGAGCAGCTTGGTTAGGTAACGACGAAGCTCACTACACTAGGAAGTGGGAAGATAAGGATGTCAATGATTTAAAAAAGTTGATTGATGTGACTGTTTATTTTATATCAATGGATGTCGCATCTAAGAAATATTTAAAAGAAATGGCCTGAGGAGTGAGTAGGCAATGGCAAACAGTAATTGTAAAAAAGCGGAAATTGTTGAACTAATAAAAGTGACAGTTATCGAAGGCACCGGAAATTCTAAAGAAGACCAGATTAAAGAAATAGCGCAATACTGGTCAAAAGATGGGGAATTACTTTTTACAATGAGCCAAAATGAGAAAGCGTAGTAGGTACCGTCAAGAATTTTGTGTAATATAATGGGGGTAGGGTTTCTCTGAAATGGATTTGAATTGATAGGGGACTGATTTTCTCCACACAGGAGACT